CGTTTTGCTTGCCCAGCTGGTCAAGTGGCACCAGGTTGGATTGCACGGTCAGTACATCGCCACCCGGCATACTCGGAAGGTTTTCTTTCCGCCGGCCCTCGTTTCGGGTCATGTAGCCGTTCTGCCCCATCGTGCTGAGATAGGCAGCGCGACCGGCGCTGTCCGCACGTAGGAACGCTTCAAGTGAGTACTCTGCGTAGAACTTGATCCGGTCAACAGCCGTCATGCACCACTTGTTCACGCACTGCTCAATCGGCGCCGTGAAGGACATGATGCAGTAGGTGAGGAACGCGATCTGTTGTTGTTCCAGGCCCGTGCCCCAGTTGCTGCCCTTGTCGGTCTTCATCACCATCCAAGGTGGGACGCCGAACCAGCGGCAGATTTCCTCAATGCTGTGTCCTCTCGACTCCAACAGCTGCGCATCAGCAGGGTTGATGCCGATCATTTCCGGCTTCACCCCTTGCTCGAGCACGGGGCTCTTGCCGGCATTCAACGCCCCGGAGATCGTCTTCACGTACTCACGAAACTCGACGCGCTGGGCTGGATTCAGCGTCTTGTCTACAGAAAACGCGACCGTCGGCATCATGCCGTTCCGAAAGGTGCTGTTGGCGGCGTCGTCAGCAGACATCGCCGAACCGAACACGTCTGCACCGTACCGAATAGCAGAAAGGCCGACTCGGCCGTCCAGGGTGAAGGCTGGGATGTGCAGCATGTCCTGCCGCTGGATCTCTCGACGGGCTCCCTTTCGGGGCCTGAAGAAATACCTGAGCCGTCCATCGTCGTCGAACTCCAGATCGACTCTAGACGGCATCAGGAAGTCCAAGGCGATGACGCGCCCAGCAGAGCGATGGATCTCGCAGTAGGCGTTGCCCCACAACAGCATCGAGGCGACGACTGCCTGCCAGAAATGGAAGGCAGCCATGTCTTCGTTGGGGCTGTTGTGCACAACGTCGTACAGCGGGAAATCGCGGGCGCTCTCTCGACCACCATCGGGCATCCGCCGGTAGATGCTCAACGGCAAGCCGGCTACCGAAGTCGAGATGATACGGACGCAGGCCCACACGGTGGACAGGCGCATGGCCTTGTCGACGCTGACTGACTTACCACTACTGGACTGGGCACCGTTAAAGGCACTCCAGAAGCCGCCATCCGAAAGTTTGATAGTCTTGCCCAGCCACTCACTCATGCTGGCTGAAGGTTTGGTGGCAGCAGCGCCCAATGCCTGGGATAGGGTTTTAATCACTGACAAGCCCTCTGCGGATGAAGCCAGCGATGCAGAAGAAGCTCAGCGATCCGGCCAGCAAAGCCCAGCCGGTACCAGCCAGCATCCAGACCCCGCTACATGCCAAGCAGAAAGCGACCACTGCGCAGGCGATGAAAATATGAAATGCGTTCATGCGATCAGTGGGTCCCGAATGCCAGCCATGAAGTTGTCCATTCCCCCGCGGCCTTCAGGATTGAGGCTGATCAGAGAAACGGCGTTGAAAGTAGCCATTAGCGGGTCGATCTTGGCCGTGCCCGAGGCCTGCTTGGTGATCAAGAAGGCGTTGGCCGACGGCACGCCTTTGGCATTCCCGCACGACCAGGCCATGAGCGGCTGGCCGCAGTGCAGCAGCGTGCCCTCGGCAAGCTTGCGTTCCGTGGTCTTGATCGCGCCGGTCAGCTTCCAGCCCTGGGAGATGCCAACGATCTTGTCTTCTTCGACGCCGGCATCTGCCAAGGCATCAAGAACGGAGCCAATGCCAGCCGGGTCTAGCCCGACCTTGTCCAGCAGGCCCGACTCATTGATGCGCTTAACGATGGCAGCGAATTCCTCGACGTCATCGCCGATGCGCTTGACGATGGTCAAATCGCCAATTGCTTCGAGATCCTTGATCCTGGGAGCTTCGGACTTGCGCCGCTCAAGCACCGAGGGGTGCGCCCAGGCATGCGCCCAGTGGAACCACCGTCTCGTACCAGCCTCTCGACCTATGACAGCAAGCCCGAGCAAGTCGTCCAGCCCGCCACCGTCACCGCCCACATCAATGACCTCGCACCGCTCAAGGATCTGCTCCAGGTTGAGCCAGGTGGCCGCCTGCGGCTCCCAGAACTCTGCCCCTACCCAGGCGTCCGACATCAGGGCCAGGCCGATCTCGATGTTTAGGTGCTTGGCCAGGAAACCACGCAACTCAGCTTCGCCGTCGATTTCCGCTTGCATGAACAGGCGTTCAAGCGTGGGGCGATCCACCGAGAACCCCATGTTTGGGTTCACCAGGTGGAAATTCTCGGGCTTGCGCGCGGCGCCGCTGTCAATCATCTCTTTCGAGAATTCGTAGATGATCGGCAGGAAGCGATTGTCGTTGATGCGGCCATCACGCACACCGCGGGCATAATTCAGCTTCGACCGGAACACCCCGGCCGGCGGCTCGTTCGATTGAGTGGTCAGCCAGATGACAAAGCCTTCAGGTCGGGACAGCAGGCCACCGGTAGCCTCCCGAATCATGTCGGCGGCTTTCGGGTTCTTGCCAAACAGCCAGGCCTCGTCGATCAGCACGCCAACGGCCTTCTTGCCGCCCACAACGTCGCTATCAGCGGCGACAACCTTCAGCGTGGCGCCCGTCTCGCGGTGAGTGATCAGCCGAAGGTGCGGCTGCACGTGCAGCAGGTCCTTCAGCTCTTCGTCGTTGTTGACCATGTCCTTGGCTGGGACGAAGGCGTTGTCGGCAATCTCCTTAGTCGGAGCGAGGATGATGAACTCCGCCGACATCCGCCAGTTGCGGACCAGGGCCGTCAGCATGATTGCAGCGGCGATGGTCGACTTGCTGTTCTTCTTCGGGATGCAAAGCATGAACTCCCGAATCAGGCGCTCGCCTGTTTCGCTGTTATAGCTGCCGAAAACAGCCCCTGCGAAAGCCAGTACCCATGGGGCACATGCACTTTCAATGGTTGGGCTACCTGGGGCATCGACAATGCGCAGCCCCTTGAAAACCTCAAGACTCTCCTCTGCTTCCTGGGGGTAAAGCGGTTCGGGGATGATTGATTCGCTGGCAGCCAGGCGCCGCCACCAGTCAGGGCAGGCCGTGGTCCAAAGCATGCGTCACCCCTTGACGACAGTAAGCGGCGGCTTGCTTTGGGAATACTTGCCCTTGCCGGCCTCTTTCGCGGCCTCCGCCTTTTGCTCTTTCTTGCCCGCCTCGGCCTTCTTCCCGTGGATATACGGCACGGCGGTCTGCGCAGCGTTGCGCCGGTCGAAGACTTTCGCCCGGGGTTCGTTCATCAGCGCGAGCAGCCAGACCAATGGATCATTGGTTGAAGGCAGGCAGCTAAGGAACTCTCCGTCGGCCTCGTTCATCTCGACGGGGTCTTCATTGGCTTCATCGGCCTTCGCTTTGCTGCGCCGCTTTCTCGGCTCAGGGTTAACACTGAGCTCTGCTCTACGAGCCAGAATTGCGGATGCGATCTTCGGATCATTGGCCCAGCGCGAACCAGCTGCGGCAGCCGCAGAGGGCTTACTGCCCGCGGCTTCCGCTGCTTCTTTGTTGGACGCGCCCCGGGCCTTAGCGTCAACAAACTGTCGCTGTTTGTCTGTTAACACCATTAACAAAAACCTTTAGGGGGGAGAAAAATGTCTACGTGGGGTCGGTGGCGGTCTAGCTAGATGAGAATCCCTAGCTTTTGCCCCCCCTACCCCTATAGCGGCACGTCACTGACGTGCCTCTATGGCGAGGCGTTGGGCTTTCGACGATCCGCTGACGCCTCAGCCACCCAGCCCAGCCGCCTCCTCGGCCTGCTTGACAGAGTCGTGGCAAGGCTTGCAGAGACTTTGCCAGTTGGTCTGATCCCAGAAGAGAACCATGTCTCCACGGTGAGCAACGATATGGTCGACAATCCTGGCGGCAGTTGTGCGGCCGTTCCGCTCGCAATAGACGCACAGCGGGTTGTCGCGCAGATATCGCTCTCGAGCTTGCTGCCACTTGTAGCCATAGCCGCGCTGGGAGCTGGTCATGCCGCTTCGCCAACTGCCAGGGCTCACTACCTTGATCCGAGAGCCTACGCTCTCCTTGAGGCGGGAGCCGAGCGTCTTGAGCCTAGTCATCAGTCAACCCGCAGGATCTTGGCCACGTTGCCCTTGGCCCGGCAAACCAGGATGGCGGTCAACAGGTAGAACGCAGTGTTGAACCAGGATGCATCAGCAAAGTCATCGTGCAGCACCATGCGGCCGATGAGGCTAACGCACTGCATGCCGGTGACGGCGCAGGCAGCCCAGGCCATGAGCGACACGCTCAGCTTGTACCGAGCATCTGGGTATGGCCGGTAGCGCAGTCCGATCATCACGAAGATGACGGCGCACAGAGCGGCCTGGATCACAGCAACCATTCAACCCTCCTTCCTGGCTCGCAGGCGGACGACCCACTGCAGCCATGTCGGCATACGGCCAGTCTGCATCCACTCCAGCAGGCCAGAAAATGTTACGACGCAAAGCACACCACATACGAAGGCGCTGAAGCCAGCGGTCTGGGTCCAGGCTCGGCCCATCAGCTCAGCTGCACCAAAGTAGCCACCGATCCAACCAGCCAGTAGATAGCCGACGCGGCGCCAGGTGCTGATGTCCTTGGCGAACACCACATAGAAAAAAGCCCCGCCGAATGCGCCAACCAATGCGGCAAGGTCAAGCTGCGGAAATGCAGCCCCCAGACCGACACTGGCAAGTACGCCGGTCACTGCGAGGGCGCCGGTACTTGGCTCGGCCATGAACACTGCTCCATAAAAAAGCCCCGGCATTTGCCAGGGCGCGGTTGGATACGGCGAAAGAAGTTTAAAGATCGATAGTCTTAGCGAACGACGAGCTTGCCCAAGCTGAAGCCATCAACGCTAGAAATTTTTCCTCGCCAAAGAGATCCGCCTATGAGGATCGGCGCCCCGCTATTGCTGTAGATTTCAGCGCTGACCAGATGGACAAATTGAACAGGTGGCAGGTCTTTCTCATCGAGATTAGGTGCGAGCTGCGAGAAATGTTCCCTGACCTTGCCCGCCGAGCCGTTGGCTTCGTTATAGCTGCTTGAAATCTGCACTCCGACTTGGGCGAGGTATTGCTCATAAGAAACCAAAAACCCTGAAATAAGGTTTCCGCCAACGGTAAGAGTGACCGCTTGCTGAGGTGCGCCTCGATTCGCCTGATTAACCAACCACTGGAGGAGCGGGTCAACTTGTTTGCCATCCCAGGACGCTTTTACATGCAAACCATCCTTCAGCAGTTCTCGTTCTTTTTCACTAATCGTAATTCGCTCAGGATTCTCACTCATGACATGGCTCCTAGCCATACACCGGGAACCTTCATATACACCCAAACAACAAGAACGAGAACCCCGGCTCTCTGTCCGGGGTTTGTCTGTGTCGCGTTGCTTGCAAGCTGGACACGCTGCTATGAAAACAGGTGTTTATCCGCGCGGAAAGCTTTTTATGCAGCCTCTCGCAATTGCTCCAAGGCGCAATCGATCCAGGCCACACCAGTATTAATCAACTCGCGCGCCTTGGCTTCACTCATCTTGTGCTCGCGTGCGATCCGCAGCGCAGGCCACTTAGCACCGAAGTACAGCCAGACGAATCCGCCCATCTGCGGGTTGCGCTTGTTCAGCCTGGCTACGGCGCCATCCACCGCAAGTGCTAGGTCGTCCGTGATCACATATTGCTTGAGCCCTCCTTCCGCTGGAGCGTGCTCCCTCATAAGCGCATACAGCGGGCATATGTACTTAGGCACGCCCATGCCATCCATGCGCCACCAGCCCCATTGCTCGAGCATATACGCGGTGTCACCAAGGGCCTTGTCTATGTAGGTTCGCTTTTTCATGTCCTTCCCCTCAATCCCCGGTGTAGTTGGTGCCGCCGGCGCCGCGCCGGTTGCTTCCCTGATATGTCGCCTCAGCCCCAATAGGCCGAGGATTCAGCGCCTCCTTAAGCTGCCGCCTGGCTGCCTGGAGCATGAAACTCAGCTGGATGACCAGCTCTTCCAACGGGAGTGCATCTCCGGTTGAGGCCTCGACCCAACCGAAAGCATTGCAGCTGTCGCATGGCAGTTCGTAGATCAGAGGCCTGACCACCGCCTTCCCCTTGCATGCTTCACACAGAGCCAGGGCGATACGCCGCTTATTCAGCTCCGGGCCGTGGCTCTTCTTCATTGGGCCTCCATCAGCTGCTTGTGGACTTGGTAGATGTCGTCACCATCCAGGCACTCTGGCTGATGCCTGACCCGGTACGCCTCACCGCCTCGCATCTTCACCTCGAGCACCCGATCGCCATTGCTGCTGTAGATGAACATCGCACTGATATCCGCCGGGTTAACGGCAAGACGGGATCGCTTTACGAGCTGAATCAGCATTTCGAATCCTCGCTAATTACAAATGCGGTAAGGTCGTTCGGCGCCACGGCTGCTGCGGCCTCTGGCGAATTCTGCGAAATTTCAAATAAGGTCTGGGTAAGGCCGTGGATGGCAGCAAAGCCGATCCGATCAAGCCAGGCGTGCCACTTCTCCAGGGCGGCGCGGCGCTGCTGCATGGCCTGGGTGTGGATGTAGGTGCTGGCGATCTTGCCCAGCTTGTGGTTCAGCAGCATCTCGCCGATGTGACCGTCGATACCGAGGTCGGTCCAGGTGCTGCGGGACACCTTGCGCAGGTCGTGACTGGTCCACTCGCCTTGCCCCAGGCGCTTGAACACGTTGCTGGCCTGCGTCTCGCTCAGGCACAGGCCACGGCGATTCGGGAACAGGTACACACCCTCATAGCCCTCGGCCTGCTGGATAGCCCGGTACCGGGTCAGCAGCGACTGCACCTGGGCGGTCAGTGGCAAGCGGTGTTCGGTGCGGGTCTTCGCGTTGCCAGCGGGGATGAACCACTCGGCAGCAGCCAGAGAGATTTCGTTCCAGCGGCACATGCGGGTTTCGCCGATCCGGGTGCCGTGGGCCAGCATCATCAGGGCCAGCATGGCGTCACCCGGCTTCTGCTGGAATGCCTGGGCCAGTTGCCGCATCAGCTTCGGCAACTGCACATCACGCAGGCGGGCTGCCTTGGGCAGGATCTTGGCCTTGGTGAAGTCGTTGAAACGCATCCCGGCCATGGGGTTATTGTCGATCAGGCCCAGTTGCAGGGACTGGCGGAAGGCGGTCAGCAGCAGCGCGAACATCTGCCGGAGGTAGGACAGCGACACTTCGGCCTGGCAAGGCCAGATCAGCTGCTTATCCAGCGCATCGGCAGTCATGTCAGCCAGGGCCAGATCATCTAGGCGCGGCTTGAGGTGCTGGGCAATGGCGGACTTGGCGCCGGCCTTACGCTTCGCCGACAGCGAGCGGTCACGGGCCATGCGATCGCCGTACCAGTCGAGCAACTGGCCCACGGTGGCCATGCCAGAGACCACCGGGGCGGTGGCCGGGTCGCGCAGCAGGCGATGACGCAGCGCCGGCAGCTCAGCAATCACCGCCGCCACGGTCAGGTCAGGCCAACGGGCGACCGGCACCCACTTCTTGCCGCGCACCAGATGCCAGGTCCCGCGCTCGCGGTTGCTCCAGAAACGCAGGTAAAGACCTGGGTGACGCGGGTCGCGCAGATCGCGCACCGCCTTGTCGGCGGCCTGCCGGCGCACTTCGGCCTCGCTCAGCTTCACTTCACGGGTCGCGCTCATGCAGCCACCGTGGCAGGCAGCAGGAGATAGGCGCGGATGGCCTCGGCCGCGTCGATATTGCCCCGGCACACGATGGCCAGGTAGCCCTGATCGGCAAGCGCCTGCAGGTAGGCGTCCTGGCTCGGGGATACCGGCGCGTCATAGGGCGGCATGGCCTTGAACTCGATGTACAGGCCGAAATAGCCGCCGCGCGCCATGGGCAGCACCAAGTCAGGCACACCGGCCTTCACGCCCTGCCCCTTCAGCTTGGCAGCCACAGCCTTGACCCGGTGCCCGCCGTTCGGGACGTGGTAGATCAGCTTGTAGGCCTGCGGGTAGCGCAGTTGCAGCTCATGCATCAGCGCGGCCTGCTCCTGCCCTTCCCGGTCGACGGGCTTGGCGCGAGTCGTCTTAGGCTTGAACGGGCGAATGGCGGGAGAATTCATGCGATCAGCACCCCCTCGTTGAGCAGCAACGCCTGGGTGCGCATGACGCCCTCGGCGTGGTACTGGCGAGCGGTGGCGCGATCCACGTCACGACTGCGGCCGTCACACGCATCGTGGCACGCACTGCAGGACCAGGCGCCTTGCAGGTCGTGCGGCTTCTTGCCGACTCCGCAGGTGCCCGCCAGGCGGTAATGCGCAAGGACGGTAGTCTCGGGGTTGCCGTTGCATACGCCAGGGATACGCACCTGGCATTCGCGGCCGCGTGCAGCCTTGGTCAGTTTTGTTTGGCGCACAGGGTCGCCTCCTTGCAGGTTGATTGATCAGCGTCCCGCCAAGCGGGCACGAAGGGCTGCCAGGGCAGAGTTTCCGACTTGCGGGGTACGGCGGGCGGCAACCTCGGCGGGAAGTGCCAGTGGCATCTTCCGCAACGGCTCACCGGTCATAAGCCGACGAACCGCGATGGCGTAGTTGCGCTCGAATAGCTTCGAGCTGGCATCGGACGGCAGTTTGTTGAGGTTCTCGAAGCCGCACTCCTTTGCCGCATGCCACACCGCGTCGTGACTCCACTTACCCCGGCCAGCCATCGCAGGATGGGCATTGCGAGTCGCTTCTCGGAAGGCGGTCGCCAGTGCTGGGAGGCCGAGCATTTCGGGCGACGGCTGGCACCACTGGATGAACTCACCGGGCGGAGGAATGAACGCTGCACCAGACTGGCGGCAGCGCATCAGCCCAAACTGCAACTGCTCGGGATTGCAGATGCCGGCTTCAAGAAAAGCGGTCAGCCATTGCTGCTTAGACGCGTCGTATGTGGCCTGGTCTGGCCAAGCCTGCTTCCAGGCGGTGCAGATCGATCGCAGATCACGGAACAGATCGTTGATCACCTTCGCTGTCTTCCGGTTGAGCTCTGCCTTCACGTCATCGGGCAGCTCGTATCCAGCAGAGACGTGCTGGCCGGACTGAATCTTGGCCCACAGGCCATGAGTTACAACTGCGACTGGGTTCATTGGGCGCTTCCTTGCTCAATCCACGACGTATCACTGTCGTCGAGCTGCTGGCCACCAGATCCTGCCCGCAGAGGAACGACCTTCGCGGCATTCGCAAGGTCGCGCTTTCTCCAACCAACCAGGTCGGCGATCCACTGGCTCTCAGTTTTGGCCAGCCCCTTCGCGTCGTGATGGACGACAAAACCCGAAATGGCCTTTTCCGAGAACTCCTCGATAGCTACCCCGGAACGCTTGGCGTAAGCCTCAAGCTGAACCTGGTCGGGAATCCAGTCGAGGAACATCGCGAACGGCTCACGCGGAGAGTGTGTATTACTTCCCTTCCCTTCCCTTCCGGGGGTGAGGACTCGATCACCGCTAGACGAGCCTTCGCCGACTTCTCGGCGAGCGCTCGGCGAAGGCTCAACGAATTCAGGGTGCTTTACAGTAGGTCTATCGATCTTCTGGTGGTGCCATCCGTTGACGTGCAGGTACTGCTTCGATGCTGCCTCGTAGATGGTGATCAGTCGGTTCGATA